GTAGATGGAAGTGTATTAGAAGGCGAGATTACTCCAGCAGTGGAGTATGCGTTCGAGCAATACGCTAAAAAGGGTTTCCACAAGGCTTTCCGCGATGAGGAAAAGCAATCGGATGTTTATTGGCTGGCATGGGAAGTCACACGCAGATCAGGTGAATCTGTTAAGCCATTCGGGATGGACTTCATCGAGACACTCAAAAGTGTTGAGGTGCTTGATTCCGACCCTTTAGCTTAAAGCGCGATCTTCCGTTCACCTACCTTATTGCTAGGCTAAGCATAAGGTTAGGGATCGCGCCACAACATTTATTAGAGTTAGACAAAGTGATGCTAGATGCATTACTTATTGGCTTACAGGATGAAGCAAAGGAGATTAAAGATGCCAGCACAACTAAAAGGCGCCGTTAATCTTCGCAAGGCTTTAAGACAGTTTGCTCCAGACTTGGCTAAAGAAACACAAAAAGAAATTGCTGGAGCGCTTAAGCCAATCACTGCAAAGGCTAGAGGATTTATTCCTTCAAACGCTCCGCTATCTGGCTGGGGTATGCCTAGCAAAGGATCATGGGAAAGATTGCAATGGTCAACATCTGAGGCCAAGCGTGGCATTGGTTACAAGACAACACCATCAAAACCAAACAGATCAGGCTTTCGTTCTCTAGCTCGAATTGTTAATGCTTCTGCTGCTGGCTCTTTGTATGAGACTGCTGGCCGAAAGAATCCTCAAGGCAGAGCGCAAGCACCTGCTTATGAAGTTAAATTACGCACCAATGCTAATTTTGGAAAGACAATTAGATCAGGAACTAAAGACCAGTCTAAGAGCAATAACCCTTATGCTGGTCAGCAGTTTATTGATGCATTAAATAACACAGGCAAAATAGTCGATGCTTACCAGCGTGAGCAAGGTCAAGCAGGTCGAGCATCTCGTAAAATGAAAGGCCGCGCAATCTTTAGAGCATGGAAAGAAGATGGTGGCAAGGCTAACGCAGCAGTAATCAAAGCAATCGAATCATCTGCTGCAAAACTTAATGCAACTGCTAAGGTGAAAGGTTAATCATGGCCGATGTAAAAATTGACATAGCAACCGAGTTCACCGGCAAAAAAGCCTTTAAGCAAGCTGAAACTGCAACCGACAAACTAAACAGAGGTGTAAAGAATCTTGCCAGCACTTTTGGTTTAGCTTTTGGTACTGCCGCTGTATTGAACTATGCCAAGAAATCTGTTAGAGCTGCTGCTGATGATCAGAAAGCACAGCAACAATTAGCCCTAGCATTAAAGAATGTTGGACTAGAGCGCGATGCCGCAAGCACAGAGCAGTACATCAATCGTCTTGAGACTGAGTTCGGTATCCTTGATGATCTACTTCGTCCTGCCTACCAGAGACTTGCGATTGCGACACAGAACTCTGCTGAAAGCCAGAGATTACTTAACCTAGCATTAGACATTTCGGCCTCAACTGGCAAGGATGTCAATTCAGTAACTACTGCTTTGAGTCGCGCATACTTAGGCAATAACACAGCACTTACTCGCTTAGGTGTAGGACTTAGCAAGGCTGATCTAAAGACTAAATCTTTTGAAGAAATCACAACACAGTTAGCAGATACCTTTGCTGGATCTGCCTCAGCTGCTACACAGACTTTTTCAGGCCAACTAGCCATCCTTTCAGTAGGTGCAGCCAATGCCTCTGAGATTATCGGTACTGGCCTTATTGATGCTTTAACTAATCTAGGTGAAAACACATCTGCTGCTGACCTAGCAAATAACATGAAAACTACAGCAACTTACATCGCAGATGTTATTCGTGGCGTAGGAACCTTAGCAAGCAAGTTAAATGACATTCCAATCTTGGGTGATTTTAATGTTGGCATGATTCCTATTCTTGGCTCATACCTTGAAATGCTTCGCGAGGCTGGCAAGGTTAGAACTGACTTTAATCCTAATGAGCATAAGGCTAAACAACAGCAACTCACTACTGAAACAAAGATTACTAAACTAGGGGCAACCCAGTTATCTAATGCCAAGAAATTGTCAGCAACTCAGAAGCAAATAGCAGCTGAAAAGAAGAAGCAAGAAGTATTAGATAAGGCTGCCCTAGTCCTTGCGCAAGGCAAAAAGGTATTTGATGAAGAAGGTATCCAGTTAGCTGCTGCTGCACAAAGTAAGTTAACGGATGAGGAAAAGGCTCGCGTAGCCTTAAAGAAAGACATTTATAACCTAGAAGCTGCCATTAATGAAGGCAACATAACAGCAGCAGCAACCCTTGCTAACAGCATGGTTGCCAATGCTCAGAAGTTAGCAGCACTTCGCGGTGACATGATTGGTCTTAATGACATTCAAAATCCATTTACTGCATGGCTTTCAACATTACAACAGATGGCTATGGAGCTTGCTAAGTTAGCCAACATCAAGCCATTAGGTCAGGTTGGATTTACTCCAGAGCAACAGGCAAGATACGACATACTGGCAGAGGCTAAAGCTAAGATCCAGCGCAAGATCGATGGTCAAATGGCTGATCAGTTATTGCCAGCAGGATCGTTAGGATCTAGCTTAACTGGAACTTATGTAGAAGGCCCAGAGGCTGCAAGAATGTTTAATCAGATGAGCGCATCAGGCGGTGCAGGTGGCAGTAATACATCTGTCATCGTCAATGTCACAGGCTCAGTTACAACAGAGCGTGATTTAGTTGCAGCAATTACACAGGGGCTATACGCACAACAGGCATCAGGTACTCCAGTAACTTACAGTACGGTGTACTAATGGCATTACCTGCAACCCCTATCGTCAAGATCAATCTGACAGGTGGAGCATCATTCGGTGATCCATTTGTCCTAGATACTTCACAGCTTGACTTTGCCATCCTTGCAGATCCCGGCACTGTGATCATCGATGTATCCAATCAAGTAGCAAAGATCGATACTCGCAAAGAGCGCAACTTGTTTCAGGATAAGTATTTATCAGGATCGGCCACAGTCCGCATCACAGATGAGAACGGTAACTGGAACCCACAGAATACATCCAGCCCTTATTACCCTAATCTAGTACCTCTGCGCTCTATCATTATTGAGGCGGATTATGCAGGCACTGTTTATCCAATTTTCAAGGGTTACATTACTGAGTATCTTTACACCTACCCTAAAGATCAAGAGATTGGCTATGTCGATCTAATCTGCTCAGATGCCTTTAGACTTATCTTTAACTCCAATGTAACTACAGTGGCAGATGCAGGCGCAGGGCAAGGCACTGGCACACGCGTAGGCAAAATCCTAGATGCTATTGGCTGGCCTTCATCATCTCGATCTATTATGACTGGTCAAACATTATGTCAGGCAGATCCAGCAACTACACGCACTGCACTAGCTGCTATTGAGACTGCAACCTTTACAGAGCAGGGAGCCTTCTATTTTGACAAGGCTGGCAACGCTGTGTTCAAGGATCGCAAGTTTGTCTATGAGTCTCCAGCAGAAACAGCTACAGCCTTTTCCAATGCAACTGGATCTACAGACATTCCGTATGCGGGAATTACCTTTGCGCTGGACGATAAAACCATTGTGAATTCAGCCAGTGTTACACGCATAGGGGGAGCGACTCAGACTGCCTCAAATGCTGACTCTATTGCTAAGTATTTCCTACACAGCATCACAGCCAATGACATGCTTATGCAGACAGATGCTGAGGCTTTAGACCTTGCCTCTAACTTTGTTGCAAGCCGTAAGGAAACTACCCTTAGAATCGAATCTATTACCCTTGATCTAGTAACTCTAGGGTATGGGGCAGGGGTTACAGCTGCACTGGATCTGGATTACTTTGACCCTATGCAGATCACGAATGTAAATGTGGCCGGCACTACTATTGTCAAGACTCTCCAATGTCAAGGCATAGCCCACAGCATTACGCCTAACACATGGCGGACTACTTTAACAACACAGGAAAATGTCCTCGATGGCTTCATCTTGGATTCGACATTATACGGTATCCTTGACACATCCGTATTGGCATACTAGGAGAATAAATGACTTATCCATTCGTAGCAGGCGATGTACTGACAGCAGCAGACATGAACTATCTGCCTTCGTACACACTCAACGCACAGACTGGCACAACCTACACAGTCGTGACCAATGACCAATACAGTAAGCTGATTACTCAATCCAACGCCTCTGCAAGTACCGTCAGAATCCCTACAAACGCCACTACAGCCTTTCCTATTGGCACTGTGATAAATGTAATCAACATCGGCGCAGGTATCTGCACAATCAACGCAGTGACCTCTGGCACTACTACAATTCTTTCTGCTGGAGCAGTTGCAGCAGCGCCTACCCTTGCACAATACAAAGCCGCATCATGCATTAAAACAGGCACAGATACTTGGTATGTCATCGGTGGCGTTGCATAATGTTTGGAGTCTCACTAGGAATAATGGATGGCGCAGGTGGCGCAGCTGGTGGCTCATTTGAGTCTATTGCCACTTTTACTGCAAGTGGTGGAGAAACTTCTACTACTTTCAGTTCAATAGCATCTACCTATAAGCATCTACAAATACGAGGCATTTACAGGGATACAACTACTGGTGGATTTTCTAAGCAATTAGGTTTGCGATTTAACGGTGACACTGGAAGCAGTTACCCATATCACGCACTTGTTGGAGATGGGAATACTGTTTATACAATAGGCAATAGTGCCCAGACTCAACTTTATACAGCTTTTTCTGGAACAGATAGCAGCATGACTGCTAATTGTTTTGGTGCTTCAATTATAGACATTATTGATTATGCATCAACAACAAAGAATAAAACAATGAGGCATTTTGGTGGTGTTGAAGATAATGTTAATAGTACAAATCGCCGCTTAGGAATATCGTCTGGGTTTTGGATTTCTACATCTGTTGTTACTTCTATAACTCTTATACCTGCGTCTGCTTTTGCGGCCGGATCTATTTATTCACTCTACGGAATTAAGGGGTAACATGCCAGCCACATACGAGCCGATAATGACTACAACTTTAACAACATCTACTGTGTCATTTTCGCTATCATCTATTCCATCCACCTATACAGACTTACGCCTAGTGATGAGTCACTTAGCCGCTGGAAGTTATGGTTGGGCATCTTATCGATTCAATGGAGATACTGGGTCTAACTACTCTGACACTTACATTAGAGGCGTTGGAACCGCTGCTCAATCATCAAGAAATACATCTGTAACTAAAATTGAAGTAGGTGGCTATCAGGATGCAACGACAACTATTCCAGCTTTAACAATTATGGACATTTTTTCTTATGCTGGTTCAACAAACAAAACAGTTTTAATTAATTATTCATCTGACAGTAATGGAGCGGGAACTGTTTATCGTCAAGTTTCATTATGGCGTAATACTGCTGCGATTAACTCAATCACAATAACTAGAGAAAACTGGAACTTTACTTCAGGCACAACCGCTACTCTGTATGGGATAAAAAATGCCTAGTACTACCTATGAACTAATCAAAGGAGAAACACTCGCCTCATCGGCTGCTTCTTATACCTTTACTGCTATTCCAAGTACCTTTACGGATTTATGTTTAAGGTTAAGCCTTAGAGATACTTCAACTACATCTTATCCAAACCAAGCAGTAGTAAAAGTAAATGCAATAACTTCTTATTCTAAAATAAGTGTTGAGAGTATTGGTACTTCTGTATTTTCTTCATCTGCAAATCACGGTGGATACTGGCTTGAATGGGCAGTTACTAGCAATTCACAAACATCAAACACTTTTGCTTCAAGTGAGTTATACATTCCAAATTACAACAATACTACAAACAATAAGCCAGCAAGTGGCGTGGTTGCAAGCCCTGAAAATGGTACATCGAATCCAGCCGATGGTGCTTTTGCAATGTTGATGATTAACAACGCAGCGGTATCTAGTCTAACAATTACTACCGCAAATAACTTTATGACAGGCTCATCCTTCTATCTATACGGCATCAAGAACTCATAAGGAGAAAACATGACACGACCACCACTTGCACGAGGAATGACATGGTCAACCTGTGTTGCCTCACCACTACAGTATGCACAGATGTATGAGTCACGCTTAAGCACACGCAAGCGCTGATCCTTCCAGCGTTGAGTACCTAACTCTCTATGACTTGCAGCTCTACTCAATGCCAACCCTTAATCTTAAAGTGAGACCATGCTTTGCATGCTGATCCATCATACCTATGATCTAAGTATCTCATGTGTAACTGTATCTGTTGCATAGGGTTCATGTCTTTAGCAATAGGGTTCTTAATCTGTAGTAATCCATAGACTCTATGAGTACCAGATAGATTACCAACCGCTTTATGATTCCATGCTGATTCTTTTGCTATGAGTAACTTAATACATTTAGCCTCAGTCTTATTCATTGTGGCATTTATGTATTTTCTAGGATTGTATTTGAAGGCATCTATTTGCCCAGTATTAGCAGCAGACATTGGTGATAATAGAGTTATCCCAATAGCGATGGCTACCGAGCGAGCTATCCGCGAGCGGCTCGCTCTGAGCCCCTTATGGGCTCTAGCCCTGAGAGTACCGAGTGTGTCAAGCATGTTTTAACTCCTTACAGGTAAAAGTGCTGGTCAGAGCCTTAATTGGCTCACCCTTGCGTTGGGCGTGTCGTTAGTCTTTGCCCCATCCTTTGCCCTTAAAGTGAATTGGATTAGATGTAAATACTTTGCTCATTGGTTCATTACAGTATTGACATAGAACTACTGGTCGATTGTGCCATCCATGAGTGATCTCTTGATTGAGATTACATCGGCTGCATTTGTAGTCGTAGGCTGGCATGTTAAACACTTCCTTATCATGTATGACCCACATCCAGAGCAACGGTCGATGTCTGCCTCTGTAGGTTCTTTGTCTAGGTGACCGTATTTAAGTATGAGTAGTGGCAATAGATCCTCTAAGCGCATAACCACGGCATAGTCACGTGGATCTTCTCCTTGCGTATTGAGTCTCAAAACGGAGAACCCCAACTCCCCCGAGATTTGAGTTCTTGCTTTGAGTTGCTTCATGTACGCCAATGGTTGAAAGCCAGTTCTTGCTTTGACTTCTACATCAAATGGCACATTAACAATGTCTTTGCCACTACCCCTTCCCACACATGCGCCTTGCCACCAAGTCGATAGGTACTCGGCAACTACACGCTCTGTGCGGAAACCTCTGTGCTTCCTGTGTTGACTAGCCATTTACCGCATGACACTTGCGACACTGCCATGCACCCACAACAGGCTTCTCTTCACTAATAACAATGTTAGCAACAATGTCTCTAGCCTCTGTAGGCTCATTACATAGTTGACAGTTGATGATTTCTATGAATGGGATGTCATCAAAGTTAACCCATCCACCTAATCCATCTGCATTATGTATCTCGATGTAACCCATTATGCTCTCGCCTTCTGTGGTTCCCATGTGCCTTGACTGCTTAACTGATACCAAAGTGTTGGACACTTAGGCTCTGATCCACCTACGCCCATGTGTCGGCAGAAGTACCCACCCCATGCACGACCATTCTTATTGCCATCCTTAAACTCCATGTCTCCATGCTTGCAGCTTGGCACAACCTTTGCAGTACCCAGAATCTCTGCAACAGTATCAACAGCCTTGTCTAGTGTCACAGGTGCAGGCACTTGCCTAATTGATTCACCTTGCTCACCAAATGGTGTAGTCCAGTAATCTTTGTGACCTTCTGTAACTTGCTCTTTAGGCTTATTAGCGTTGATTACTTTCCGAATCTCTTCGCGACTACTTTTATGCTTTTCTACACCGATGTTCGCGTTGCCGCAAGCAATACCAATCGCCGAAGTAGCTCCATTTTCCAAAGCAAAATCTTTATTAACGCCCCTGTCTGAAATAACTTCATTTGCAAGCCCAGTCGAGAATGGGTGTTGGTCGGTAATTTCTCTATAAATAGCTGCGCTAACGATAAAACGCTTATCTGACCATTCAAGTATCTCAGTTTGTATGCGACCATTTGGGTATAATCTCCAAAACTCGATAATTCTTTCTCTGACCGTGGTGTATTCGTCCAAATTAAACATTAGTTATTTACCCCCCACATAACATCAAAACCCCTGTCTCTAAATTGTTTAACTACAGCCTCAATGACGAGATCATGAGGTAAACCTACAAACTCTATAAAGATTAATTTATCCTCTGGATTGCCAATTTCTTGAACATGAATACGCTTAGACATACAATTCATCCTCTTCTGTTTTGAGTTCACATGCTAATGCGAGATAAGCACAGGCATCGATGTATGAATCGATGTGGCTTGGTGATTCTTGGATTCTTGAGAGCTTGACCTCGACCATTGCAAGGCAAGCTTGGTAGTCCTCGATTGGGAAATCAAGTAAATTGGTAAGTCTGCGAGCAATCCGATCTTGGTTGATCTTCGGATGACCATAGATTGCACCACGATCTTGCATGACATCGGTTGCACTTTGTAAGACCTCTTTGGCTTTCATTCTTGCCAAAATTCTTGGCGATTGACTGCCCTGCCTCGATGGTATCCCTCACGAAATCCCTTTTGGTAATTGCCATGTGATACATGTGAATAGATCAATCCTACTAATAAAGGAAACAGCAATAAAGCTGCTCCGATAATCTGATTGTCAGTCATCTTGCTCCTATCGCACTAGCGCCCTCGGCTAGTGACAGGCTTAGTGTTGCATACCCGTCAGACTATTTGTGTTTAATTTGATAACGAAATGATAACGATTCTGACTCATCGACTGCATCGTCAATAGTCTTACGGACAGGAAAGATGTCTCTAACGAGGTCGTCCATAGACCTTGCCATTGACTATAAATGTGCCGTTCTTTTCTATGTAGATTAGATCGACTTGGACATTCTTACCCTTGACATACATGATGGCAAAAGCCTGTTGCCAATTAGCCGTTCCTTTGGTGTATGCGGCCTGTTTGAAGTCCATTAGGTTTCCTACCTCAACCCCATGCAGAACACGCCCCAAACGGCCTCCTATGGCTTCTGAGAAGGATGTACGGCCTGCTCTGTGGGTATGCCCAGAGATGATGTTAGTGCCTGTACGCCTAGCAGCTTCCATAGCGCTTAGCCCACCCTGTGATTTGATAGGTGTGTGGTCGCCATGCACTGCTACCCAATTAGGTGCTAGTGCCATTGGCTTCTTATGAAAGGTAATGCCTAGTTCATCAAACTTCATAAACTTCTCAAAGCGAAGCTCTGGCAAGGATAGGAAGGATGGGATTTTCTTCATGATGATGTTATAAAGTCGATCTGTGTGGTTGCTTCGGATGCAGTCAGTAACACCCAACTCCCAGAGTAAATCGACACATCTGTCGCGATCATCCCCAAGACTCTGCTCATAGGCTTGAGGGGTTCCCTCACTCCACTTAGAGATTGTTTGGAAGTCAATTTCGTCACCGATCGTAACTGTTTGATCTGGCTTAAAGGTTTGTAAGAACTTGGCAATGTTGCGTGTTACATGAACATCCTCAAAAGGTACTTGAAGATCAGACAAAATAACTATTCGCTTAATCGTCATCCTCATCTTCGTAATCGCCGAACCTTTCTGGCTCGACTGGAGATGGCAAGATCCATGCTGGATAAGACTGTGGCTCAGTAATCATAAACAGAGCAATAGACTCAGAGAAGCCAGCTTTCTTTAAGGATTTATAGTATTCATGCAACCCAATGCAATAAGCATCAAGCTCTGAATAGCCTTGATCTTCTAATGCTCTAGTTGCTTTTCTTGCCATAGGATAATTGTCACTTCTCTAAGATACGAATTATGGTTTCGACACGCGCTGATAGCGCAGTAACTTCATCTCTTAAACTTGATCCAGAGTTAGGCTTTAGTTCGTTTAGGTAGTGCTTTACTAGCCAGCGCACCGAGCCAATAAATGAACCAATAACGGTCGTGGCAGCAACAGCAAGAGCCGCCATGTCCTGCGCAGTCATTATCGTTTAGGTGAGGCATAACCAAAGACGCCAGACAGTATCGACCACAGGATTGCTTTGTGATCTAGTTCAAAGTTAGTTGCTGACCATGCTGCAAGGAAGGCTCCAGCTGCAAGGATGATTGGATTCTTTAGATTCATTATTTTCCGCCTAACATAGGTATTTGATAAAAAGCCCCATCATTAGCAGCTTCTTTCTTAAAGCTGAAATGAGCGTGTTTGTCGTGTTTGTTCGCCCCTGTGTACTTTCGCCATTTCCAATTAAGGATACTCGAGCAGATCCGTCCATCGAAAATGATGTAACTAATACGGTTTTCTTTTTTAGACTTGCAAGCGAGACGAAGCTGATCAACCAGATAGGGCATGTCATCGGGTTTTGACCTCGGATGTAAATCCCTGTCGCAGTCGTAGGCATGTACCCAACCCTTTTCATCAGGATTATGGTCTGACTTACGCGCACGATGTTTTGGGTCAGAGTAAGCCCCTGAGTCGCTACGGCGATCTCTATCTGGGAAGGCATCATCAATCTGCTCACGAAGTTGTATCGCTGCTCTACTTAGTTTTGGAGTCATTACCCTAGAAGGATAGCCGCTTCATCTGCTGTGAGTCCTAGACGATCGAGGATGGCTGCGCGAGCTGCTGCTTTGTCTGCTGCTGCCTTTTCATCTGCTTGTCGTTGTGTCTCGGCCGCTGCTGCATCTGCTTCCATCTGTGCGATCTCAGCATCTGTTAGCTCGATAATTGAAGTTTCCCCTGTTGTGCAGTTAACTTCTACTCGTGTTGGTCGTGTCATTGTTTTCTCCTTATGAGTTCTTGATGCCGTATAGATAGAAACTTGATCCTGTGAGCATTGAATAACTGTTCACTGCATCTAAAATAGTTATGCTTGTTATTGCTGTTGTGGCAATTACTGAGTTTGCTACTAAGTTAATTTGCCACCCAGTATCGCCGTTTTGTTCTCCACCTGAAAATGCAGAAAATTGCTTGTAAGCTGTCGAGTTATAGTTTGGAAAATAAACTTCACCATTAGAAAAAGTGTTGGCTGTGTTGCTATTTCCATCTGAAATTAAACCATTATCCGATGATGATCCAGAGCCTGAAAATGAGCCTCTGGTAAAATTAGCACCGTATAGAACTCTGTAGCTAATAGTGTCACCAGAGTTAATCTTGACTGCCATAGTGTTAATAAAGCCCGTACTGTGTCGGATGTTTGTACGCAAAACTAAGTCAGTGTAAGAAGAATCTATGCCGCTAAAAACCACCGAAGCAGTTGTTGTGGTCAAAGTTGTGCTAGATAGCAATTTGTAAGTGCTAGGCATTTTTTATCCCATACAGAGTAGCGGTTGTGCCTGATTGAAAATCATTTCCAGCTGCTTTCCAAATTTCTATTGAAGTAATAGCCGCCGTGTTTCTCCATAATCCAACTAAATTTAAAACTAAACCACCACCATTGGCATCTAAATTTGAACTACATAATAAAGTTTTGTTTGTAGAACCTGCATAAGAAAAAAGATCAATTATTTGCATGCATGGCATTGAACCTGATGATCCAGCATCATTTAGGTATAAGGTATTTGTGTTCGATGCTCTACTTGAAGATGCTGCTGACCCATTTCCTATTATTTCTGTATAGGAATAGTTTGATCCAGTATCTGAATTCAATCTTATTGCGGTGTAAATTCCAGTGCTATTTAGTGGAATACCAACAAATACAACTTTTAAATCAGTCCACGATGCCGCAATGGATGAAAAAGTGATAGATGATGCAGAACTTCCTAAAGTTGTTGTCGAAATTGGTTCATAAGTTGCTGGCATTGGCTTATCCCTTGATTCCGTAAAGTGAATAAACGGTATTAGTCGCAAAAGCTGTTCCATCAGCGACAAGTGTTATTGAACTAATGGCATTAGTCGAACGATACAACGCGGTTTGTAAAGCAACACCATTACCACCAACATTGTTATCACTTACACCACTAAAGGTTCTAACTGTTTTATTCTTTGTTGTGCTAGTGTAATCGTGAATGTCCATTATCATTACGCCACCCACGGTGCTAAAAGTCTGGGTTGAATAACCTGCATACCAAATAGGAAACTTGCCACTACGATTGTCGGGCGTGCCTGTTACGGTTGAACCATCAGCTTGCAATCTATGTGCATTGTATAAATCAGATGTATCACCATTGAAATGAACGAATAATGCAAAAGTAGTATCTAAGCCAGTATAAGTATCTCGGTAAAATCCTCTGACCTGAAGATGCTTATAGGTACTAGGAATAGAACTAAAAGTAATTGTATTAGATGACCCAGTACCGACAGCCGTAGCGATAGACTCAAAGTCACCGCCAGCTGCGCCACCTGCGCCATCCATTATTCCTAGTGAGACTCCGAACATTATGCAACGCCACCGATGACATACCAAGTATCTGTGCCTGTTTTGATGCATGATGCTGCTTTGTATTGTGCAAGGGTAGGTGCTGCTGCAACTGCTCCAGCAGAAAGGATTGTTGTAGTGCCAGAGGTCACTGCGTTGATTGTGCAGATACCTGCGCCAATGTTGATCACATTTATCACAGTACCGATTGGAAAGGCTGTAGTGGCGTTTGTAGGGATTCTAACCTGACTTGCAGAGGCGTTGGACTGAGTGATCAGCTTGCTGTATTGGTCATTGGCTACGACAGTATAACTCGTGCCTGTCTGGGAATTGAGTGTGTATGAAGGCAGCGAATTCATGTCTGCAGCGGTAAGGACATCACCAGCAACGAACGGATAAGTCATTTATTTCTCCTAATAAGCCAATACGGATGTGTCAAGGATACCGTATAATGTCGAGTCAAGGATGAAACCATCCAAGACATTTTCCTGTGTTGTTAAAGTAGTCCGCCATGTGTTAGGCGTAATGCTGTGTGCTATGCCTTGACATTGGAGAGTCTTGACAATAGTAGTTCCTGCGACATTCACATTCGTGATCTGCATAGGGTCGAAATAGTCCAAGTCCAGTGCAGCTGTAACCCCTGCCCCATAGCCTAGAGTTACTAGGTCAAGGGTAATAGATTCGATTCTGAGGGTAGTTTCTTTACGGCTTGCCACAAAGTTAGAAGCAAGGTCTAAAGCCTCGGCATCTGTCTGCATGAGCATGTCATTGGCTGTAATGCTGTGTAGGAAATACTTGGCAATAGAGGCTGCATCTGCTGAAGTCTGAGCTGTGCCGCCTATGCGTGTGACTGTAGCCTGATTAACGATTGTCTTGTCATCTAGGGCAAAGGTAATCCCAGCATAAGGAATGGCTGAAGATCCTGTGGCATTGGAAAAGGCTGTAGCCGTTTCTGCTGGAGACTCATAGACAAAGGTGCGATCCTTAAAGACTGCGTTGCCAGCTTTGTCAAAGTAGAAGGCTCCTTGCTCTGTAAAGGTTGCAGTCTCGATAGCTGCTAGGGCAGTGCGTGTAGTTGCTGGATCTGCCTGACATAGAGTGTTGCCAGTCATGATAGATCGAGATGATGAAGGCCAGCCAATAGCATCTAGGATCTTACCTACTCGTGTGCCAGTGCCTTGCCCTGCCCCTGCATCTGCCACTGTTGTTACATTGGAGTTGAAGATAAGTCTAAATGCATCTGAGCAGATTAGATCGACATAGCCAATCTCTTGATCCTTAGGATAGGTGTAAAGATACTCAGTAATGTAACCCTTGAAAATTGGATAGACAGTGCCAGCATAATCTGCCTCGATAATGATAGAGCGCAGAGGTACAAGATTGGGATAGTAGGGACTGGTTACTGACTGGGGGTTCCACGCGCCTGTTTCGTCTGTAATTCTCACAGTAGCTGATCCTGATAGATACTTATCCTGAAACAGGTTACGCTCTTTGCGAGTATCGATTTTGGCTACCTGATTAGATACATCGATAATCACAGTGCCGGGATCTGCAAGGATGGCAAAGTCAAGCTCTGAAGTATCTAGGATAAATGGATCACCGAATGATGCTCCACCTGTCAGATTGATCTTGACGATAGGGGTTGCAGGTAAAGCCATTAGTACACCGTACTGTAAGTTACTGGAGTACCTGATGCCTGTTGTGCGTATAGCCCCTGAGTAATAGCTGCTACTAGATCACGCTCTGTTGTGACTGAACCTGTCACAGATACATTGACTACTGTGCTGCCACCTACTGCGCCACCTGATGCGCTCATCTGATTAAACATTCTTGCAGCTTCTGGGCCTTCTACATAAGTTCCAGTTAAACTAGATCCTAGAGATCCTGCTGGCAATAAAGCATCTGTATTTTGGGCATCAATCTTGCGTTGAATCTTTGCTTTAAGTTCAGCAAGCATGTCTGCTTTAGCCTGTTGCTCTGGAGTAAATCCAAGCTGACCCAATGGCTTAATGTTGGCTAACTTAGCAAGTTCCATAGCCATCTGCTGTAATGTTGAAAGCCATGCTGTAAATGGATTCTGGATGTCATTAAGACCAATCATGTCACCGCGAAGTGCTGCTAACTTCTGAGCATTGGCTACCATGCTATTAGCAAGGGTTGCTGCTGCAGTTATGTTGCTTTCATTGATGGCAGCCTCTAGTTCATAGATGTCTTTCTTTAGGGCTACGCGGGTTTTTTCTTCTTCTGTCAGTTTGCCTTGAGCAGCAGCGGCTAACTGGATACCTTCTTCATCAAATACCTTTTTGCCTTGGGCAAGGACTAGAGCAGCTTTGTCTAGAGCTTCTTGTTTTTTCTTTTCAATAGCAGTTTTCTTTTCAGCCAATAATTGCTTATTCTTTAATGCAAGTAATTCCCTTTGACGGCGAAGTGCATTTTTCTCTAGTCCTGCAAGTAACTCCGCTTGCTTTCTAGCATTAACATCAATTTCAGGCTTATTATCTGGCTTAGGTGTTCCAAGATTAACCCCACCTTGTTTGCCAGCAAAACCCATAAAGATGTCTTTAGGCAGATTCTTTAGTGTCTTAAATACATTAGTAAGACCACCGATAACGGTTCCCGTGGCTACTGTAACCCCTGCAAGTGCTTTAGCAATAGTAGTTATAGCAGTGGCAGCATCACTGGCCTCTGTGCCACCGCCAATACGAGCAAAGGCAGATACTAAACCTTGACCAAGAATTTCTGATGCGTTGCCTGTTGCTACACTTAAAACTTCCATTTTGTATGAAGTTGTAGTTAGGTAATCTTCAGCTGCTCCTGCTGATCTTTTGAGGATAATGCCTAAGATTTCATTGAATGACTTAGTGTTTAATTCTGCTCTAGTAAGCCCTGTGTTGTATTTTGACAAACCGCGAGTAATGCCAACATAGCCTTTACCTAGATCCTCTGTAACTGTTGCAAGATCAACCCCAGATGCTCGGCTAATTGTTATGGCATCGTTAAGTAATTTCTGAGACTGAGTTAATGATCCTGTAGTAGTAAGCAATCCCTGAAAGGCTGGACGAAGCACATCATCTGCAATAGCAGCAGACTTTTCAAGATTGCCAATGTAATCAGCAATAGCAGGATTAGCAAAACCAATTCCTAGATTTTCTACTGCCCGATTGAGTCTAAGGGCAGCGGCTTCATCTTGTGCAAAAGCCTTAAGTGAGGCTTTACTGTAAGCAACAATGGCAGAAGCTCCAAATGCTAAACCTGCCGCACCTGCTAAAGTTTTAAGATTCTTAGTTAATTTCTGAGCTGCAGTTTCGGCTTGCTTAAATCCTTTAGCATCAAATCTGGATTCTAAATTGATTCTTTCATTGATTTCCATTAGGCGACTCTCCTAAGATTTGCTGAGTTGGATCGTCTGTATAATTCTTGTTCGGCTGTAGAGATGGCTTTGCGAACTGCGCCTTCTGCTTTGCCTTGATTAAGTGCCCATGCTTTGAAAATCAAACGGCCACGACCTTTTAAGCTTCCTGTTAATGGCGGCAGTGCATCAATAAATTGTTGCCCAGCATTAGGGTTGTAAGATCGACTTCCCTTACCTTTGCCCTTAGGCCCAACCCATGCTTGACCTTGTGGATTTGTACGGCCAGCACTTTCATAAATTGCCCCAGCCCTTGAAGCATTAAAGATGCTTGCTTGAGAACTAAATCCTCTGGAGTTTGGCTTTGATGGTGTACTTTTGAAACCTATACCAGATCGAATGGTGGATGTTTCAAATGGTGGAAAACGACCTTCACTAAATGATCTTGGAGCCCATCCGCTTAAAGGTGAACTAGCTGGCACAAAACCTTTAGCTTGTTTAACGACTGGACGAAGCACAGATCCTATTTCTTTTTTCAAAGACTTTTCTAAATCTGGAGCAAAGCGGCGAAGTGCTTTACGAAAATCAGCGTTTGACTCTACGATTATTCGCATCGCGTATCTCCTTTGCTTCATCGCTTAGACCTTGCAGTAATGCATCTAGCATTACTTTGTCCAACTCTAATAAATGTTGTGGCGCGATCCCTAACCTTATGCTTAGCCTAGCAATAAGGTAGGTGAACGGAAGATCGCGCTTTAAGCTAAAGGGTCGGAATCAAGCACCTCAACACTTTTTAGTGTCTCGATGAAGTCCATCCCGAATGGCTTAACAGATTCACCTGATCTGCGTGTGACTTCCCATGCCAGCCAATAAACATCCGATTGCTTTTCCTCATCTCGGAAAGCCTTATGGAAACCCTTTTTAGCGTACTGCTCGAACGCATACTCCACTGCTGGAGTAATCTCGCCTTCTAATACACTTCCATCTTG